CGAGGCCGCTGCCCGAGAGCGACCGCGCGATGTCGCCGGACAGATAGAACACCCCAGCGCGCGACGCGCCGCCCCAGGGGCCGCCGCGATAGCCAAGCCGCTCACCGCGATTTCTCATATAGAAATAATCACCGCCGTGATCACCACTGTCAGCAGGCATGATCGCCAATGCTTTTAATATTTCCGGTACCGTTAGGCCTTCAATGGCAGCCAGTGCAGCGAAGCTGTTTGAACCATATGGACCATCATCGTCAGGACGGTTTGTAATATTCTTTACAAGTCTAAATGCGAATCCGGAACTCCCTGATGGTTTTGATAAATAGTCCCATTTCAAAGTGTCAGCAGTGCCGGGATCGACAAGGGATCCATTTTCAAGGATAGCCTTCCATAATGTACTGTTAAGGCCCTGATCGATCTGTGCTGCAGCGTTGTTGTCTGGAATGATATGAATTTCACCATCCAGGGTTCTATATCCACCAACCCATTCATAAACATTTCCATTCAGGTCCCATATACCTGCAGGTGTTCCATCGTGGGACCAGGAAACAGGCCCGGAACCTGTGGCCACACGACCGTCGCGTGTGACGCCGCCGTCTTCATATCTGTATGTTACAATGCCTTTTTCCCATGCTGCGCTGTGATCCTTGCCGTAGTTGTTATTTCCGCGTGGCATACAGTTGTTTTTGCGGCACCATAAGGCAATGGCCGCCCATTCGGCATTTGTTGTAAGGTGATGGCCAGCGCCCTTTGCTTCGCAGTATTGCTTCGCCTGGTCAAAGTTGACGTATGTTGCAGGATCCTTGAATGGAAGACTGTATGCTTTCCCGTTCATAACAAAATTCTGATATTTGCTGATGTAGATCGCTGGAACTTCAACACCGTTCACGATGAACGCCGGGTGTGTGCTGGCGCTTCCGTCCGTGATCAGGTCAGCGATCTGTTTTTTGTCGAACCTGACAACGATGGAAGGGTACCCGTCAACGTCGAATATTACAGAGTTATTCCCACCGGTCAAGGCTTCGACCGCGACTTTAAGATCATCATAATTTGCCATTATTCCACCTCCACAAGCGCCCACAGAACCAGGGTGACATTATCCATGCTGAAAGGAACAGGAACCGTCTTTTCAGGGTCCTGGTACTGTCTGGCCGGAATTATGATATTTGCAACGTAATACTTCGACAGGCCAGCGATCAGGATCTGATCATCGTCCTGGCAGATGTCAATTTCCACGTCGTAGTCCCTTTCATATTTCGAAAGGTCCAACATCAATTCATCACGGAAGAATATCTTTGTGCCTTCAACATTAAAAGCGATTTTCTGACCTTCATTTTTATGGATTATATTCATTTCCTCTTACCCTCCATTTCTTTGATTGCTTCACGGCTTCTTTGTGCCGTGGCGTCAGCATATTCCCTGATCTCTTTGGAAGCGGACCTGGGATCATAGCCGAAGTCGCGAAGAATCTTCGCTTCCTGGGCCTTCCTTTCGTCAGATTTGATGATTATGTTTGCCATTTACACCATGCCCCCTTGAACGTGATATCTGATGGTGATGGATGTCGCGGTGCCGGTATATTTCACCTTGAAGCCGTTGGCCTGCTTGCCGCTGATGATTATGTCGCCAACAGTTCCACCGGACACAGAATTCACTTCAACGGTGACGTTGTAAGTGGTCCTGTTCCTTAACTTCGTGATGGAAATGGTGTTGTCAGTGTTGGCCGGTGAAATAGTAGCAGATCCGGATTCGACTTCCCATTCAGCCCCGGAAAGAGCTGCCTGGCGCTGGACCTGTGCAAGAACTGCCGCCAGGGCGTCATTTGCCAGGATCCCGTGTTCCATGTTGTTGAAATTCTGTGCGTTCATGGGCGTTCCCGGCTGAATTATGGTACTGCCATCCTTCACCTGGTCTTTCCACTGCGTTGGAATGTAGGATTTTTCGTTTGCCATTTACTGCTGCACCTCCTTAAACTTCATTGATCGGGAATTCATATTTGAGAAGAACACCCTGGTTGACATTTTTCAGGATGTTTTCTGACCTGCTGCCTGCCACATTCCCGCCCACGTCAATCAGTCTGCTTTCGACGATAGTGGACGCTGTGGACACGGGATCTGTCACAGACACCATGATCACAATGCTATTCCCGACCACTTCACGGGACGTGATCACCCCGTCATACCATTTGGATCCGATTCTGTACTGCGCTTTTGCGATTTTGTCAAGCCATTCCTTTCTTCTGGCCGCCAAAAACGTCGATGTAAAGAAAGCCATCTGGATTCCTCCTTTCTTTATGCTGTATTGATAGTCCCGCAGACTTCCGGGCCACATTCCGGAAACGCAGTCACATAAGCGTTAAATATACCAGACGCTGCGACGTCCTGCTTTATCAAGCGGCCAATCGTTGCTTCTGAATACTGTGTCCCGCAGACTTCCGGGCCACATTCCAGGAATGAATACAGGTATGACCGGAAGATCGGCGACACCTGCAGTTTATAAAAGATCCATACAACATAGAAAAATTCCATGTTCGCCGGTTTTACCGTTTCGATAGTTTCCAGAAGTTCATTCGCGAAATTCTGGTTCGATTCAGCCGACTGAACATAGAATTTGAATTCCTGTTCGTCAATGATCAGGTTCCACAGCCCCGGCCCGATGATGGTGTCCAGTTTTGTGGCCAACCATCGTTTCGTGAAGGGAAGCTGCGCGCTGTAAATGTTCAGGATCCTTTTTCTTCTGAATGCCAGCGTTTCATCAGGCTTCGGAACTATGCCGATGATCTTTTCCCAGCGCTTCACCCCATCCAGGGATAATGTTTCAAGGAATAATTCATCGGCTGCACGGATAGCCTTTTCGGCTGCGACATCGAATTCAGGCTGTTCCGCTTGTGCGATCAGGTTAAATTCCAGAAGTTCCTGCAGATAACGTGGCCAGTAATCAATCAGCGGTTTCATTTGTTACATCCCCCAGCACTGGTATTTCATCCGGTCCCAGGACAAGGTTTGAAGCGTCCCCGTTAATCTTTGTTCCGGTGATATCAAGTACACCAGGAATGTCAAGGGTTCGCGTTTCGATCTGGCGGATTCTCACCACTATATTTTCAGTATCTTCCCAGGCTTTGATCAGGTCCGTGAAGTATTCCGATATAGCAGCAATTATCCCAGGCTTTACTGTTTCCCAGGTATAACCGGATTGAAGGGTGATTTGGCTGGAAATGTCTATCGTCGCAGCAGTTACACCTTCGACCGTTACAACATGGCCGATCGGTGCAATTCCAAGGCCGACACCCTGGTTTCCAATGGGATCGATGATTTCCTGAACGGTATCGATCAAAGTGGGGGAAGGGACGCCCCAGTCGCTGGTTACGATGACCAGCCGGACAGTTCCTCCGCCATTCCATGTCGGGTAAACCTTGACGCCGCCGACACCGTTGATCCCTTTGGTTTTTTCCTTGTAGTCCTGGACGTTCCCGCCGAACGCCTGAATATTTAGGCTTTCGAAATATCTTGCCCGAAGATCGTCGTCGCTTTCTTCTTCCTCACCAGGAATGAGAACGTCAGACAGGATCGCGGATCCAAGTCCTTCAATAAAGTCAATCGGAAGAAGATTCCCGGAATACATATTCCCTATGGTCCCGGCGGTTTCTGCAGCCATGTTGTAGACGCCAGCTTCAATCCTGGCCGTGGCCGTGTAGTTCACGTCACCACCTGAAAAGCGGCTGCCGATAGGAATGTCCATTGGGTTCCCATCAGGATCCTTGAATTCGCCTTTTCGCTGTGCATAGGTTGCCGGTCGCCTTTTTATGCCGCGTTCCATTGCCTTCAATGTCAGGTCCCGGCCCGTCGCGGTATCAGGGAAGGCCCTGTCCAGGATCGTCCCCAGGTTAATATACATTTCGGCCAGTTCAGCGGCCGCCGGTGCGATAGCGTCATAAATAACAGAACCTTCGCGCTTGTCCACGGTATCAGGGACACGCGCCAAACAGCGTTCCATGATATTTTCGAAAGTCATATTTTCATACATTCGCGCTTACCTCCGTTTCAATATCCACTTCACCGAACACGGTTGACGCTGTAAATTCGACGGCCATAGTTCTTTTATTAACCTGGCTGATTTTGAAGTTATAAACGTCTGTAATTCGCCGGTCTTCCAAAAGCGCTTCCCGAATAATTCTTTTGATTTCACTTGCTATCACCTGATAGCTTTTGCCTGCGATTGATTTCAGTTCAATTCCATAATTCCAGGAATATATCAGGTACTGGAAGCGCTCTGTCTGAATTATTTTAAGAATTGCCTGTTTCATGGCTTCGGTTCCGTCAATGAAACCGCCGACGCGTCCGGTAGCAAAGTTTATTTTGTAGGTCCTGGACGTCATGTCTTTTTGTTCGATAACTTCGACGTCCTGGCCGATCGCAATAGAAGCCGCGTTCGGTATCAATGCCATAAGATCACACCCTTCCCAGGACAAGGAATTCCTGTCCACCTTGATTTCTCAATAAAACGACCTTATCGCCGACAGCAAGGCCGCTATAGACTTCCTGTTCAGTCTGCAAAGCCTGAACGCTGTGGCTGTGGTCGCTGGCTGTTTCTGTGCTGTGCTGTGGGACAGTGTGTTTATGTGTCTGGTATGAACCGGTTCTGAATTGTTTCATCAGGACAATCTGTTTTTCGCCGATATTGAACCGGTTGTCAACACGGATCACAAGGGGGCTGGTCGAAATAACCGTCCCAAATAAAAAAGCCGTCGGAACGCCGGCCTGGCCGGTCTGCTCCGCGACTTTCTTCATAGTCTCCAAAAGTCCCATATCACACCACCTTTAATTTAAGGGACATGGTCCCCTTTATTAGATCATGGCTGGCTTCGTCAATAATAAAGAACTGCTTAACGCCGATTTCGGCGATACCGATAAACACGGCACGGCCGGCGCGGACCGATAAGTCAGAAATGGCGCTGACTTCGAATGTCCTTTTCGGCCGGTTATAAAGTTCAATCATCTTGTCGCCACGTTCTTTGATCTGGGCTTCGTTAAGGTTTTCATCCACCTTTTCGAAGTTTTGGAGGATACCCCAGAATTTCATATTGTTTGAATCCTGGAAAATATAAACGTCACGCTTGCCGGTTTCTTTATTATCCTTAACCAGCTTAATTTTGTTGTAAGTTTCCGAATCAATATCAGACGAATAAGTATAACCTGTTGCCAGACTTGAATCGCCGATGTAAAGGTCCAGCTTTGATTCGGCAACGTCGGATATTCGCAGGCTTCCAAAGTCGTCCCATAGGTAGAACATTTTGCCTGTGTTGATCAGCGTCAGGTCCAGGGCTTTCAGTATGATGTCAAAAAGGGTCTGATTGTCTTCTACCAGGGACGGAATGACATAACCGGTATTCGCCAGAACGCCGGTTTTAATCTGGAAATCTGCGGCAATTTTGGCCGCGATTTCATCTGCCCGCTTACCTTCAAAGACATAAGTATCTTTGTTTTTTAGGTATCTTGTCTGGTCGTAGGCGGTGACCGATATTTCGCCTTTATGAGACTGGGACAATTTGAAGACATAGCCGTAAAAAATGCCGGTTTTTCCGTCTTTAAGTGTGACTATCCCGCCGTGGTCCCAGACAATGTCTTCATGTGCAATAACTGTCAATTCAAGGGAAGCGGGGGAACCGATCCGCTTCGTCGTCCATTTAGCTGAAGACACAAGGGAAGTTATATCATGGGCGGCGCCAGTCTTGATGTTCTGGTAATAAATGCTGATCATGGAATGGTTAACACCTGCCCTGGATAAATGGTGTATTTCGGATTTCCGGTTCCCTTATTACGGCTGTCAATGGTGGTTTTATTGGCGTTATATATTTCCGGATAGCGGCTCCCGTCACCATAGTATTTTTTAGCAATCGCCCAAAGACTGTCACCCTTTGCCACGGTATGGGTTTTTGCCGGCGGAGGGCTTCCGGAACGTGCCGGTTCTTTTGCTTGTACCGTCTTAACGGCAACGGTCGTTTGAACAGGGGGAAGAATGATTCTTTTCGGCGAATAGTCCTTCCATTCAACCAGTTTAATCGAATAGTAAATGTCGCCGACTTCGCCGGCTCGTTCGTCGTATTCGAAAGAATCAATCCCGAAGCGGACATTTATATCCAGGTCCGTTCCAATCAGTATAAAGCGGATAGGGGAAGCCGTATCGCGTGAATTTTCGATTGCTTTGACTATCTCGATCGGTTCCCTGATTTCACCTGTAACATACGGCGCGTTATTTGCAGGGAAGAATGATTCCCAGGCCACTTCGCGAAGGCCCTTTTTCCGAAGGATATAGATTTCTCCAAGCTCCAAAACCGTGGTTTTTTCGTTCTTGCCGGCGGCTTTGACCGTTATTTTTTCAGGAAGGACGGGAATTGAAATTTCCCGCCCTTCGATAATCAAAAACATTCTATAAGCCATTAAGCATACACCCCTTCCGCCGCCGCGTAGAATTCATCTTCCAGCTTTCTTTCGATTTTGCTGATAACTTCGTCGACGTCGACCTTTTCGCTGATCTTTGCGTCAACGGCGACAGTAGGTGTCAGGGTTACAAAGTTCTGGACATAGCGCATTTCGGCTACGTCGCGAAGGAATTTAAGGTCTTCCTCGGCGATATTAACGTCCTCTTTGATTTTACCGACTTCACCGATGCTTCCGACGCTGTCAATATCACCGGTGAATTTGCTTATAAGGTCGGCGCTGTCTGCCGCTTTCTTGCTGGCGGCTTCAGCTTTTGCGGTAGCGATTTCAGCCTGGCGCTGTGCCGTTGCCGCCCTGGCTTCAGCCTTCATCTGGTTAAGTTTTGCGTCGCGTTCAGCGATCTTGCTTTCTATCTGGGACCTGAAGTCTTCCAGGCTTTGCGCCCTGGCCTGTTTAGCGGCCTCATTTTCAAGCTGGGCCGTAGTACCGAAGGTTACTTCCTGGATAAGGTCAATACTGACACCAGGGATTTTATTCAACGCGGATATGAACCCGTTTATAATGCTGATTGCTCCATTAACCATATTCTGAAGGATCATCAGGACGTTTGCTTTCATGTCGCCCATGAAGTTAGCAATATTCACGCCGGCGGTCATAAAGGCAAGCTGTAGCTTATTCCACATATCCATTACCCAGTAAACGCCGGTCATAAAGCCGATCTGTACCCAATCCCAGGCAGTTAAAAGGGCATTGCAGACTATCAGCCAGGCAACACGAAGGCCGCCGACCGATTCAACCCATTTGTAAATTAAGCCTATAACAACGCCGATCGCTATTGCTATCCACAGGATAGGGTTCGTCAGCATTGAAGCAAGAAGCGCCCTGTTAGCCGCCACCTGAAGCCATGTGACAGCGGTCCATATCTTCGTTATAACGACATAAGCGCCGACAGCCGCAACCAGGCCCCAGAATATCGGCTCAATGGTGGACCAGTTATCATATATCCACTGGGCGCCCTGGCCGACCATCTGGATAACCGGCTGGAAGGTCTGAAGCATGGTGTTTGCAACAATGGTCCCAACCTGTGAAAAAGTCATAGGCATTTCGGCGAATCTTTTATTCGTTTCTTCCGCGGCCGCAAACATGGCTTTTTTGATTATGTCAGCAGTAATTAAGCCTTCAGAAGACATTTCGCGCAATTCGCCGGTCGTTTTACCCATATAATCAGCTATAGCCTGGGCCAGAAGCGGCGCATTTTCCATAATGGACCTGAATTCGTCGCCCTGGAGCCGGCCGGCCGCCATAGCCTGGGTTAACTGATACATGGCCGCGGTCTGTTCCTGTATGCTTGCGCCGCCAATAACGAAGTTTTTGTTCATAAGTTCGACGAAGGCTATCATTTCTTCGTTACTGGTGAAGGCGCTTCCGGCCAGTGTACCCAGTTTTGCGACGGCGTCGGCCATAGCATTATAAGAAGTCCTGGACCGGTTCGCTGCCGCCAGGATTTTATCCTGTAATTGTGCTGTGGTCTGCAGGCCATCATTGATAAGGTTTAAGCGCGCTTCCGTCAGCGTCATAGTGTCAGCCAGGTTTATAATTTTTTGAATACTAAACGCCGCGGCGGCCGTCTTTAATAGGCTTGATATTCGTCCCCAGACGGATTCGACTTTCCTTGCTCCTTCCCGCGTGCGTTCCTGCTGTTCGTTAAAGAAGATTATGTTCTGGGTTGCGATATTGATAGAAGACGCGCTTTTTTCAAAGCCGGCCCCTGGGTCAACCTGTTCGCTTAATCTGTCCGTGACTTCAAGCGACCTGTTGACCCGTTCCACAGCGGCCGTGATCTTATTAAGTGCGCTGGTCATTCTATCCTGTATTGATAAACTGGTAGATACACCGGCCACTATGGATCACCGTCCTTTCCTGTTCAATCTTTTGGCTTTAGCGGCTTCCTTCTTTTCCTTCTCAATCTGTAGGTCAATGGAAGCATAAATAAAGGCCCGTTCGCGAAGCGACAGGCTGAATAGTGTACTGGGTAGAATTTTTAAGCGGTGGAGGGCGTAATGCGCGTAAACCGCTTCCCCGTCGGCTTCAGCATCATTACCGCCCCCCGTTATCAGTTTTTTGCTTCTTCCTTCAGTTCGTTAATATCCTCCGTGAAGCCGTTAATCTCCTGAATGGCAAGAAGCAGGTCTGTATATTGCCCTGGGTTAAGGATTTTGTCGATTAGGTCTTCGGCCCCCATAACCCCATATTTTGCCTGAAGTTCGGCGTCTTTGAAGTTAGGGTCCACACAGCAGGCGATAATCAGACGGTTGTTGTAAAGGTCCCTGTCAATCTCGATCCGTTTCTGTTGTGTCTTCTTGTCAAATGTGATCTTCTGACAGCTTTTGCGGATAGCCTTATTTTCGCCTTCCGTAATCGACCTGATAATGAAGGGGAAGGGGAAGGGTTTAATTTCGACTTCCGCTGTGGTGGTGGGTTCCACCTGCTGTTCCATCAGGAATTCCTGAAGTTTTCCCATAAGTGGTTAACCTCCTTTTAATCTAAAATTTAGTGAATGGCGTCAAGATGTCGAAGTCTTCGAAAGTGAAATCGGCGTCTTCTTCCAGCGGGTCGTCGGAATCGCCGTCCAATTTAGCCAAGACGGTTGAATCCAAGTTACAGCCAATCAGAAGAATGGTCTGCTTGCCGGCGGAAGAAGCGGGGTCGTCATTCTCAATTACCATGTCGAAGTACAGATCGACGCCGGTCTTTTTATATTCCGCAATCAGGTTCCTAAAAAGCGGTGTCAGGTAATAAAGGGTCATGGAACCAGTTCCGTTAAGACCGGTTACCTTATGACCAGTCATTCGCTTTCCGATCGACCTGACTTCGGATTTACTCTTTTCAATAGTGGCTTCAATAGACTTCGCAAAGAACAGTTCTTCGTTGTTGCCGTTGATCTTTGCGTAAGCCCTGCCTTCCTTTCCGGAAATGGTATCCGGCGCGTTCAAGGTTTTCACTTCGCTTCACTCCTTCCGTTAATTAACCGTAACGGTCATATAAAGTTTTTCCATGCTGTCATTAGGCTGAAGTGCGCAGTTGACAACAACGTCGCGCTTGCCGTTGCCCTGCTGAATAACAATATCAGCGCTTTCAAAGTTGCTAATCGCGTCTATGGCCTGATACTGCATGGCAAGGGACACAAGGTCAGCCTTGAACAGTTCTCGGCCTGTGTCGCTGTTGGTTACGGTTCCGATATACCTTTCACCGAAGATTCTGGCAACGTCATTCGCCCAGCCGTCCATTACACGAACCACGCGGTTAGAAGTCCAGTCTTCGGATACGCCGTCGCCAAAACTAACAAGACTGTTGATGTCGGTCAAGACGCGGGCCTTTCCATTATCAGCATAGAAGACGAATTCGCCGTTCTGGATAGCAGCTTCATACTGGCTTTTGGTATATTTAATATCAACGTCGACAGCTCCGTCATAGGCGACGTTGGTAAGCGATTCGTTGATCTCCGCGCCAGCAGTTGCGCCGGCCACCCAGGCGACGGCCTTATCTCCGGTGATTGTGGTCCCGTCGGCCAGGATAACGCCGTTTTTGACGTTAATCAGACCTATATCATCGCCGTCATACTGATAAAGGACCCCGACTATCTTAACGCCGTTATCATAGCGCAGGCGCTTCACAAAGGCGGCAATAAGCGCCTTGATTGTTTCGTCGGTGCCAGGATAGCCAATCACATTGAAGGATTCGACTTCGATAGCATTTAAGAAGTTTGAATAAGCCGTTCCGTAAACCGTTCCGTTTGTACCGCCGGACAGGGCAGTCGCGGAAGCGGGGGTCAAGGTTTCGGCTTCTCCGAATGTAACAAAGTTATTGTCTTTAAGGTTTGCGGAACCGGAAGCGGCAGAAACGGTCTGCTTGTCGACTTCCATAGTTCCCAGGTAGGTTACAACGTCAACCTTTGTCGCGTCGTCAGCGTTGGTCAGTATGGCAACCTTCAGGTCGTTTCCTCTGGTGCCGCCCCATTTTGCAGTAACGGTCATTCCTCCGACCGTTGCAGAAGCCTTCTTGCCGCCGGAATTTACGCGATAAGCAAGAAGGGTTTTAGCGCGCTTTAAGGCTTCCCTGACAAGAAGAAGGGACGGGTCAGTCGGATCATAACCGAATACGTCAATCGCCGTTTTGTTAAAATCTTCGGCTGTAACGGAAAAGACCTTATTTTCAGGTCCCCAGTTCAATTCCAGGGGAAGGGCGACGACGCCACGCGAACCAAGCTGGGCCGCGCGTCCAGCGCTTACAAAGTTGATATAAGCGCCAGGCAAAATCTTATTCTGTACTGTAAAAGTACCTCCACCGATAGGGGCCATTTACCTTCACACCTTTCTTTTGAGAAATTCGGACACAAGGTTTTCAACCTGTGCTTTTGTATAGGTTTTATCGGCGTCCAGGATCGCCATAAGAATGTCCCTTTGGCGGCTGAACGCCTTACTGTTGACTAATTGGTCTTTAGTAAAAACAGGTTCCGCCGGCGCTGGCTGTTTGGCCTTGTCGGCGGTTTTCTTCTTGTTTGCCATTACTTCAATTCCTCCTTCTGGGTTAGATTTTCCATGAACTCCATAACTTCAGGCGCCATGACGTAGTTTATATTGACGTCAAATAAAAATTGAAAAACCCCTGATTCGTCCTTCCTGGCCGTTTGGCCGGTCAGGTACAGTCGGCGCGTTTTATCGGCGCTTTCTTCGACGTCAAGGGTTTCGAAATTGTCATACATGGTTTCGGCCCATTCATTAAAGGCCATGTTGTCGTCAGATTTTAAGAAATAAAGGACCTCGATCTGACAGGATCGCGTCCTTCTCCGGTCCAGTTTCTTTTCCTGGCTTGTTTCGATAACCCCAACAAAGAAGTTTCCGTCGGCGCCTTTGGGAATTTTATCAACGAAGACGTTCCGATCCGGCCAGATTGCGGTCAGTTTTGAAGCAATGGCTTCCAGGATTTTATTAACGGTCATGCTTTATTACCTCCGTTTATCCGGAACCACGCGGGGATAGCCTTTCCTGAAGTATCTGGTCAATCTTACGGGTTAAGCGGGCGTTCTGGGTGTCTTTGGTCCGCTTAACGGCCCTTAATAAAGTAAAATGCCCGCGTACATAGCCACCGTAAGGTCCGACATACATTCCGCCTTCCGGATCGTTCTTCTGATAGACGAAAACATGGCCGCTCCAATGACCAGGGACAAAATGGCTTCGGAAGCCGTATTCAAGGGGCTTCGCATAGTCCAGGTTATTGTAAACGTCGATTCTGTACCATTTGCCCGACCTTTGCGGCCTGCTTCCGTCATGGTCGTTGTTATTGGTATGGGTCAAGGCTTTGTTGCCGGCGTGGAAGTTGTTCCGGTAGTTACCGGTGTTTACTATATCGGGGACGTCGTTCTTGCAGATAAGTTTTGCCTGTTTTACTGCATATACGCCTTCACCGATAACCAATTCTTCCATGATGTCGGGAATTTCGTCCCTTAATGCTTCAAGCTGTTTCTGTAGGTTTATTAAACCTTTATTATCCACACTCACGCCAGGTCACCATCCTTGACCCTAACTTCCTGGTGCGTTGCATAGATATTCGGCCGGCCGACGACCTCGAAGTTATAAATAATCGTGCTGTTTGGGTTGCCCCTTCCAAACCGTTTAAGCGTGATTTTGTCCCCAGGAAGAATTGAGAGGGAAGGGGGAAAGAAGATAATGGCGTCGTAGTCGATTTTATTTTGTGCCTGCATTTGCTGGCTTTTGTCAGAACCTGAATACACAAGCGCGCAAATGCTATCAGTATAGACGTCTTCGGGAACGTGTTTCGAAATATTGTTGACCTTCGTTAAGGTCGTTCTTGAAACGGTAGCGGTGTCTTCATAAGTCATTTCAATAGCGGCGCGTTCAGTGGTAGGGTTTCCAAACATATTACCACCCCACTTTTCGGAACGCGTTTAACTGCTTCGTATAAGCCTTTATGAAGTCTGCCCCGCCTGAACCAGTCCCCGTGTTAAAGTCACCGCCAACCGGCCTGAATGAAGTCGTAACATCACCACGCCTTACGGAAGTAACTTCCATGTTTTGGTTTATCTCGTTGCCGTAACCTTCCGCCCGCCACATATCGACGGCCATCCGGACCAGAAGGTTTTGAAGCTGGCCCGGAATGGCTTCGTCGGGTTCCATATTGCAGTAGTTTTTAACCATATCTGTGACGGTGTCAAGGACGAATTGCAGAAGGCCGTCCTTTTCATTGCCGGTTATACCCAGCAACATTTTCATTTTTTCAAGCATAACCAGCCACCGCCTTCCAGATTATTTATTCTTATCACCTTTTTCCTTGCTGGACTTGCTGGTGTCTGCCTTCTCCTGGTCCTCTTTTATTTCTTCATATTCCGGATTCTTGCGAAGCTGTTCAACAACCATTTCGGATCTCGGTTCCAGGATGACATTATCGTGCTTCCTTCTGAACTTCATCCGTTACACCCCCGTTTCAGCGTATGTGAACACCAGGTCAGGCGTCAATACTGTGGTCCCGTAGTCATAGAACAGGGATACAGCGAAGTCGTTTGAAAGCGGGATCTTTTCAGGTTCGGTGTATGGATAGATTACGACAGGCTGTGCAATAGCTTCATCTATCATCAGAACTGCATTCTGACCTGTGGGAATGTTCACAGAAGAATAAATGCGAACGCCATGGAACATTCCGAAATTCTCGGAAGCTGTATCACTGCCGTTCGGCTTGCTGTCCAGAAGGTTTCTGATCTTGCCATAGAATTTCGGACTGCATACCATAACCATTTGGTTTCTGTTTACGCCGCGAACATAGTCATTTTTCACGGTTTCAAGCGTCTGGATGTATGCTTCCAAGATTTCTTCCAGATCGGTTTCAGTGGTTGTGAAAGCGGTACCTGCGGCGAATGCGGCATTGAAGAAAGCCTCATCAAGTTCTGCCGCCATGGTGTCAACATGATTGTCAGCACGTCTTGCAAGAATGTTTCCAACACCGAAAGTGTCAAGATCGAACTTTGCGACTTCTTCCACGATTTCCTTATGGACGTTAAGGTTTACAGTGATAGGCGGTGCTTTCAGCTTATCACCTGCGCCTGCTGCTCTTGCGGTGCCGTAATCCTTCGAAACACTGTTCGCGAACCTCTTGAATTCAACGGAACCGGTTGCAGGGTTTCCGGTGTAAGCCTGGGATTTAAGACCAGCAGAAAGGGTTGCCTTCTGTACATTCTGCACGACGTAACCATAGATTTCTTTCAGATCGGCTTTGAGTTCGCCGGACTGAATAAGACTAATCGCCTTTGTTCTTGCCATCTGTTATCACTTTCCTTTCATCACAAAATGTTTTTTTAGAAAATTACCGGTCCAGCCGGTGTGTTTGGTGTTGGCTGTGCGCCAGGGTTTGCGGGTTTTGCCCCTTTAATCTCTGGGGCCTGATCTTGTGCCTTGAAAAGGTAAGGTTTGGTTTCTTTGATAGGCTTAATCAGGCTTTCCAGGTCACTTTTCAGGTTTCCAGCTTCGTCTACTTCAATTTTGTCAAGGTCCAGAAGTGAAATAATGTCGGCCGGATCATGTGCCTGGCCGGCAAGTGCCAGCCTTAAAGCCGTGTTCTTCTGGATTTTCTTGATTTCTGCGGCGTGGTTGTCTTGCAGGGTTTTGATAGTTTCCTGGGCGGCCTTTACGTCTTCAGCGATCTTCGACGGGTCACCTGAACCGCCAATCGCTTTTAAGGCGTCAGCGGCGGCCTTCAAAGCCTTTTCAGCGCTTGCGATTTGTGACTTTAAGGCTTCGTATTTGTCAGCCGGTACATAGGACCCATCATTTCCAATCACCAGATCGACGTCCTTTCCATCTTTACCTTTACCTTTCAAGGCTTCTTCGACCTGTTTTGTCAGGTCCTCTCCAAGAAGTTTTTTGATTGATTCATGGATCATGGTTGACATTCTCCTTTCTCCGCTGTATTTAACGTGACTTCCACACGCTTTGCGGTCCCGTCTGTTCGCCGGAACGGGTACGGCTTATTTTGGATATGAAAAAACGCCCTTGAAGGCGTTTAATCAACAGGTTATTCGGTTACCGTGACAGCTTTGCTTTTTGACTTTTTCTTTTTCGTCTTTATGCCCTGGACTTCGGCCCATTCCTCATAAGTCATGTTTTTGGGCATTTTCTTTCCAGAATTGAACCAGTCCATTTCGTCATTAGGATCATATTCAATGGTCGTAGACCGGCAATTCGGGTGCATGGGTGGGAAGTTTGTTCCTGGTTTGGCTTCCTCTAAAGCAAAGTTCTTCCCGTCCAGGCTTGCGCAGATTTCACTTGTCCGGCTGTCCAGGGTAGCAACGAATTCATATCGTTTTACGCCCGCGGCTCTATAAGCGGCTTTCTGTGCTTCGTTGTGAATATGGTTTGTTTCGGTCCTAATAAGCCGTTCGGCGTTTTTATAAGACTGGCCCATTCGCTCCGATATTTCCTTCGACATAGCGGCAATACTCTTGCCTTGAATAAGGCCCTGTGTTGTTACTTCCCGAAGGTTGAAAAGAAGGGCCTGTTTATTTTGCCATAGCCGGTCGGAAAACATGGCGCCGGACCAGGGATAAGAAACAATCTTTTCGATCATATCGGCGTTTATTTTTGCGAATTCGTTAATAAAGCCGGCGCGGGCTTGTAGGTGGTAGATTTTCTTGTAATAGGCTTCGGTAAAGTTTTCGCCGAATTCTTCCTTCATCTGGGCGACGCCCTTCGTGAATAGGTCATTCAGGATCATATCTATTTGCGCATATAAGGCTTCCAGGCGCGTTATTGAACTGCTATAAGACAAAGCGTCAAGCTGGGCCGTTAAAAGGGCCTTAATGCGCGGGTCTGGCTCCTGGGCTATCCTGTTGACATATTCGGCCAGGCTTGCTTTCCATTCCTGGAACTCTCTTTTGTTTAGAAGGCGAACGGCTTCTTCATAGGTCAGGCCGTGTTTGGAAGCATACCGGTTATAGAAGTCGTTGACTTCCTTCCTGATTGCTCTTGCGGCCTTTTGGTATTCCTCGAACATTTTAGCCGATAGCCTGGCGCCGCGAATGTAAGATTCTTCTTCCAGGACTAAAGCGCGCCTTCTCCAATATTCCTTACTTCTCATTCTTCGTCACCGCTTCCGTCGTCTTTCTCGTCGCCTTCATTTCTCACCCCCAGGTCATTATCAAATAAGCCGCTTCCGAATTCCTCCATAGCCTTTTTCCGTTCTTCCTCAATCCTTGCCAGTTCTTCGTCCGCGTCAGTAACCCACGGGTGATTCTGGACCTGTGTCCGTTTAGAAATGATTCCTTCGCTGGCCTTGATGTTGTTTATAACCTCTGTTTCATTAACCGGCATATCGACATTGAAGATAATGTCGAATTTCTCTTTGGTGAAGTCGCCTTTGCCAATAAGCTGTAGATAAACGTCAATGAACAGCTTCAGACGCTGGAATGTTTCTTTCAGTTCGGTTCCCAGCGAATCACAATCGGCGTCCAGATCCATGTAACGGAAGTTAATAGCTGTTCCGGAAGCGTTCCCCAGGTCTGGGTCCTTCGTGTCGACGGCAGAAGCGAAGTCGAATATGTCGCGGCGCTGTTTATCCAGGAAGGCCATAACGGCGTCAATGTTAATGTCGGCTTGTAGCTTATCGACGCCACCGTCACCAGTAACCTTGATTGCCAGGTGTTCCTTCAGGTCTTTAATAAATTCGCCCAGGTCCTGGCCGCCATAGTTCTTCAGGACATATATAAACTTCGCGACGTCACGAAGAACGTCAGCCGTTACTGATGTCTGCCAGTTGATGTCGTCGATCAGGTCCTTAATAAAATAGCAAAGGGGAAGTTCTTCGTCATTGTATCTCAACCAGGCGATAGGGACTTCTTCCCAGTTATAAGCCTTTCCACCGACGACAAAATGGCTTTCTGTGTAGTCGTTTTCTTCGGTGCCGTATTCCTTATCAATCATAAACCTGTAACCGCCTTCCAGGTCGGTTACGAAGCGCTTAACGCCACCACGATACCAGAATTCGGCCCGCGTGATTGTGTGTTTGCGGGTACCGATATAAACTGTCTGGTCATAGAAGCGGATAAAAGCGTCCAGTTTCGTTTTTTCTGAATCGCGCCATAAAGGAATAACTTCGGTTGAAGGAATGACCATGAATTCCAGCTTGCCTTTTTCATCAAAATAAGGCTGTATCCAGGCAATGCCTGACTTAATGGCGTTCTTGCCCAGGCTTTTAATCTTCTTCCGGAATTTCGCGTCAAATATTTCATTTAATGCTTCGCCATAAGCCTTATTTCTGGTGTCAACGGTCCAGGGTTTGGATAAAAGATAATTGACCTTTTGGTCAATCAGCTTTTTTAAGATCGGGTGTTCGATTTTGCAGTTCGAACGGTTTGCAACGTCGTTCGTTTTATTCTGGACGTCTGACCGGTTTCTGTAATACTGGTCAGCTTCAACCATGATTTTGTATTGCTCGGACGCCTTGAATTCTTTTATTTCTTCACCGACTATCTGGGCCAATGACATAGGGACCTTTTCCGGATCGGAAATGATCATCTTGATTCGGTCCATTTCGGTTAATGCCATGCGTTACACCTCACTTCAAAATCTCGATTGCAGAACCGCGGCGAATTCTTTCCACGGCATATCGAAGGGCGGCCATTGCGTCATCCATGAATTCGACCGGTTCGTCTATATATGACCCTGTTATAGGGTCCTTTTTCCACTTCCATTGTTGAATCTCTTTAATAGTGTTCACGCAGGAAGGGTGAATGTGGATTTTCCGGCCTTTCAGGAAGTCAATCTGGGCTTTAACGCTTCCTTGTTCCTTCTTCACGGGGTAGGCCCTGAAGCCGGCCTTTTGCCAGGTCCTGATCCTGTCCGGCTCGGCCGAATCGCAGAACATTTCAACCCTGGGGTCTATATTTGCCTTGCGGGCCAGGGCGATAATTTCTTCCGTGTCCTTTTCGAAGACGTATAATTCGGACCGGATATAAATTTCGCCGTCCTTATAACCGATACCCAGGATCGCGTTCGCGTGATTGAAGCCGAAGTCCTGGCCGTAATAAACCGAATCGAAGTATTCCTTGTTGGTAGGGAAGTCGTGGACCTCGTAATTCGTTAATATCAGGCCGCCAAGTTCGCCCCATTCGCCCAGGCCATATACTCGATAGCCTTCTGGATCCTCAATCTTTCTGCGCTCCATACGCCGGTAAAAGCCAGGATCAATAAACCGGTTATCCTTATATGTGGAATGGTGTGTCAGGACTTCCGGATCGGATTTATCAAAATAGCGCGCCTTTATCCAGTGGGACGCGCTAACGGGGTTGAATGTCATTGTTATTTGATAATACAGGTTCGGGTTAATGTCTGACAGATCGCCACGAAGACGGTCGTCTAATATGTCGACGTCTTCGGCTTCAAGTTCTGTCGCTTCTTCAATCCATATCCAGGTCAGTTTTCCTTTTTTAAAGGTTATCGACTTAACCTTTTCGCGCTGTCTTTGGTCCTTAACCCCGCGGAAAATAATCTTGTTTCCGGTAGTCTTACATTCCAGGGATAAGGGGTTAAGCGTAACCTTCCATATTTTCGGTGCATAATCGCCGAATATTCTATATATGGCCGCCTGAAGTTCTGCGAAAGTGCTATCGCGGTTAGTTTCCTCAACCTTACGAACAACAAGAAGGTTCGCGCCTTCGTATGCCGGATCGGACAGCTTTATGATACAGTCCTGGGCCACGTTTACCGATTTTCCGGAACCGGCGGAACCTTTTAATATTCGGTAGCGGCCGCGCCACTCATTAACCGGTTTGAATATCGGGTTAAACTTTGCTTTTGTTACAACCTTAATCTTCGTCGCCGTAATCATAGTTGATCACCACTGTTACGGGGACGTTAGATTCAGGATCATTATTGAACATTCCCAGATGTTTGCCCAGCAGTTCAAGGGCTTTCAGTTTATCGCATATCCTGATTTCACGTTCCACACCTTCGCCGGCGTCCGTTGGTATGGTCTTGACCCTTACCGAAGCAATGGCCGCGGTGTCGTCTTCCGACGCTCCTTCTGCAATAGTAGCGGTTTCAAAGTTAATCAAATCAGCCGCATTTACAAAGGCAATTCGGGCAAGTTCACGGACCACACGGTCCGCGTTTATGCCGGTTCTTTTAGACCTTTCGGCCAGCGCTTCTTCGACGCGCGCGCGAATGTGGGGTTTCGTCAGGTTTTCACTTCCTATGTCCCTTGCGCTATGAGGACTGTATCCGGCCCGAATCGCGGCTTGTGTCGCGTTCAGGTCGATAAGGTATTCCTCAATAAACCGTTTCTGCTTCGCGGTCAACTTCGCCACGATTCTCACCGACCTTTCGTTTGTATTCACACTGGGAAACAGAAAAAGACGCCTGTTAAAGACGTCTTCTTCGGTTTCCCTATATTAAAAGGAGGGGGGACCGCCCAGTCCCCAGGGTAAATATTACCAAATAGGTTATATAACAACAATGGCGTTTAAGTGCATACATTTGCATTCATTTGCAATCAAATTTTAACGTACTTTTCACCGTCTATCGGAAGCCTGTTCTTCTCTTCACACCAGAACCTTTTGACCAGGGAAGTAATCGCGGCTTTTCTTCTTCGGGCTATTGTTGAAACGTCGACGTTAAGTATTTCGGCCGCTTCCTCATAAGTCCGTTTTGGATAATAAAGGGTAAGTAAGACGCATTTTGACTTTGTGTCCAGGCTTAATATGTTATGATAGACCGCTTCTATCTGTCGCCTTCGTTCTTCCAGCGCGGCGATATTTCTTTCTGCTCTTTTTCGCCGGCGTTCAATCGCTTCGACAATGTGAACCATTTTGCTGTCCGGATCGGAAGTGGTCTGAACGCGGACGTCGTCATATTTGATTGACGGGTAGGCCCTGGCCCTTATGATTTCCAGGTCCGCTTCCAGCGCGGCGCGCTCTGCTTCAATCTGCGCGTCTATGGTCATAATCTCCTGGTCGTGGTTCTGAAGTATGTCTTCAATGTTCCTGCGGATTCGTCTTTCTGCGTCCACGTCGATTCCCTCCCTTTGCCGGCTGGCCTATTAAAATGGACAGTCTTCGTCCATGTCCACAGGTAAAAAGTCACCGCTTGCGATAGCGTCTTCGACAGGACTTTCAGGCTGATTATCTTTTTTGGATTCGGCGAAGTAGACTGAATCGGCGACAACCTCGACGGTGCGGTGTTTTCTTCCGTTTTCATCTTCCCAGGTCCGCGATTGTATGCTTCCAACCAGGGCGATCCTGGAACCTTTCTGAAAGTAGTTCGCGCAAAATTCGGCTGTATTGCGCCAGGCAATAACCCTTATATAGTCTGTTTTATCTCTATTGAAACGCCTGTCCACGGCCAGCGTAAAAGAACAGACCGGCGTTCCCTGTTGAGTATATCTCAATTCAGGATCACGGACAAGGCGTCCCAGAAGTTGACATTGATTCATTCGATTTCCTCCCATCTTCTAAAAGCGTTTTATTTGCCTTTTAAGGGCTTCGTTTTTGCTCGGTAATATATTTGGTCGTCCTCGGTTGTTTTCGTCGCTCCTGCGGCGTCCTGTGCGCCCAGGATTGAAAAAATCATGTGCTTATAAGAGTTCATTGGTTAATTCAGAATAGCAAGGTATAAAGAACATTGGGGTTCCTTTACTTCCAAATCTGAAACCACTTCCTTCAACTGCTTCAAAAATAAGTTCTCCATTAAATTCTGTTTCCAGTGCTTGATCTTCAATCTGCTCAAAATCAGCATAATTATGTTCACAACAATCTCGCACATGGTCAAAGGTAATCATTGAACCATTATCAAATTTAATATGTTCATAAGTAACTTCAACAATTTTCATTACTCATTCTCTCCTTTCTTACTTTTCTCACCCCATTCAATCATTTTTTCAACGTCCTTCATCATCAGTTCCAGAAGTTTTATATAATCTTCTGGCGAAAGCGTTTTTTTCAGCATTTCGTGAATTTCCTTTACGTCCATACTGCACATCCTTTCAGAATTTCTTCCCGTGCTTATAATGGTTCATTTGTTAATATCGTTTTTAGGGGGGTCTGGTATGGGCATCCAGTGGGTAATTTTTACGCAATTTTCGCCAACTCCGCCCCCGGTAAACCATCCCTCATGATATAATTGTCTTTCGCCGTTTTGGTAAATACCAAATCCTACTCTTCCTCTGGCGTCAAGACACAACACGATTTTGGAAATTCCATATTTCTCTATGCATTCTGGTAATCTGTCATTTACACTTATCCATTTCGTTTCCTGATTCTGCAT